GACGCTTACATAGACGAGTCTCGAGACATCAGGGACAAGGGGCTGTACAACATTCTTATAGGCCGCATGTCGGATGAAGAGGATGGCCAGGTATTCATTACGAGCTCCCCACGAGGGAAGGACTGGACATGGGACTTATCAGAGAACGACCCGGATTGCCACCTCATCGTACAGAAGACCAAGGAGAACCCGTTCCTCGGGAAGGGGTTCATACCGCGGCTCAGGGCGAACTACTCAGACAGGTTCCAGGCCCAGGAGATAGACGCGGAGATCGTTACACTGGGCGGGGTCGTGATAGACTCGACCACCTTCCGCGTGGTCGACTCACTACCCGATATCTCGAAAGGTGTGAGGCACTGGGATCCCGCTGTAAGTACGAAGACTTCAGCAGACTTCTCAGCAGGAGCTCTCTGTCTGTTCTCAGAAGAGACCTTCTGCATAGCGGATATCAAGCGTGGGAAATGGAGTTATGGGGACTTGAAGAAGCAGATAATACAGACGGCTAAGGTCGACGGGAAGGGCGTAGTCATCAGCATCGAGCAGGCCGGACAGCAGCACGCCCTTATCGACGACCTCAAAAGAGAACCACAGCTGCGCCAGTATGTGATAAAGGCTCAGAAACCCAGGGGGAACAAGGTCGACAGGTGTGGTCCCTGGGTATCGAGAGCTGTGCTTGGGGCCGTGAAGGTAGTCCGTGGAGCCTGGATACGGGACTTTTTCGGTGAATGCGACGGATTTACGACGGACGATTCACATAGGCACGACGATCAAATCGATTCAGTAAGTGGGGCGTTCGATACTCTTACACACAAGGCAGTGGCCCGCACCGCGCGGGTCGTCTATTAGGAGGAATCATGGCAGTAGACGTCAACAAGAACCCGGATAAGTTTGATTCTGGCGCTACAGACGGCGATCCGTCTCCGGCTAACACCAACCAGTACACAGACTTCACGACGATGAACCAGTACGCCTTCCTGGACAGCGCCTACTATGGCACTGAAGGGTTCAAGGATGGCTCGTTCCTCATCCCACACACCAGGGAGATGTTCTATCCCAGTCGACGCAAGCTCTCCTTCTACACCAACTACACCAGGCCTGTCATTAGAGCCCTGGTAGAGCCTGTATTCGTCGAACCGGCCCCACGGAAGGTGACCGACGACAATGATAACGAGGCCGACGGTCTGATGGTGAGCACGTTCATCGCGGACTGTGACAACGACGGTGTGCCCCTTCAGGGCTTCACAGAGCAGATCAGCACCAAGGCCCGTCTACATGGTATCAGCTTCGCCGTGATGGACAACTTCCCCGAGGGTGAGCAGCCCCAGACCACCAAGGAAGCCATCGACAACCGCATCATGCCTTACCTGATACACAAGAACGCCCAGGAGATGATAGCCGGTATGACCAACGACTTCGGGCGTACTGTGGAGATCCTCTTCGCAGAGCCCCCTAAGGTGTGGTCTAACGGACAAAAGACCCCGAGAGCCCGTAAGTGGACCGATGAGTATTCAGTGGTCCTTGAGCTCAAGAGGAGCACCACGACCAACATCAAGGGTTACGATGCTGTGGGTGGTAAGGCCTGGATAGAGGCAGGCCCGAGAGTGTATCACGACCTTGGCGTGCTGCCGGTCGTGATCCTGTATTCTGTCCCCAAGCGCAAGAAGCAGGATATCCTTGTCGATTCCCCGATGTACCCAATAGCACGTACAAACGCCGTTATCTTCAACAAGGATGCCGAGATCAGGGATAGCGAACGTGCCCAGGCCTTCGCCAACCTGTTCATACAGACGGATGAGGGCGGCAACATGACCCTCGGCAAACACAACGTTATCCTGGTATCCACTGAGGCGAAGTTCGCGCCCGGATATGTGAGCCCGAACCCGATGATCCTTGAGGGCCTGGTGAAGAACAACGAGCGCCTGAGGGATAACCTGTTCCGGCAGGCTGAGCAAGCAGGGGTGAATGCCCTGGGTGTGAGCAGCCAGTCGAGTGGAGCAGCCCTTGCATGGAAGTTCTACAGTACTGAAGCACAGCTCAAGAAGACCTCTCAGATGGCCACCTACTTCGAGCAGGCCGTGATGGGGCTATTCAGGCTATACACAGGCGAGGACTTCGTGTATACGGTCAGTTACCCGAAGTCATTCCAGCCAGGTGACAGGAAGCAGGAGGTCCTCATCTACAAGGAAGTCCTGGCTCTGAACCCGCCACTGGCTATGAAGCAGAAGATATTCGAGAAGGTAACCAGGCTCCTCTTCACGGAAGAGAGCCCATCTGAGGTGCAGAAGATAGTCGACGAGATATACGCGGTCGCCGAGGTTGATGAACTGGTGAAGGCTATCGAGGACAATACTCAGGTACGAACGTCGGGCGCATAATCCTGACTGATGTCGATGTGATGCCCCCGGACGGGGGCTCGGTGGATGGTCCACCACTTAACGGGATGCAGCTGACCTGGGGAGATAGCTTTACCTTCTCGCCCTCGGAACAGCTCGTAAAGTCGATACAGGGTGGCGTGCTACAGTACTTCAAGACAGAAGAGAGTTCAGAGGCCTTCTCTCACAATGGAGCACCCCTGGTAATCGACGGCCTTGTGAGCATGTAAGAATTCACTAATACACCGTTCTATAATGAACCCAAGGAGGTTTGCTATGCCTATCGAGTCCCTGGAGGAATTCCGGGCAGCAGTATCAAAACTAGACGACGCCGACGACCTAATCAGTTTTCACACCCAGGCTGTTGAATCTGAAAAGAGCCGTGGAGTCACAGCAAAGCACAAAGTGAACAAGGAAGCCGAGGGGCTCCGTGTGTACAAGGCGGCAGTAGAGGCACTCGGTTACGACGGAGAATCAGAGCTTGAGGATTTCCTCGAGACACTGAAGACGCCCGCTGCACCGCCAACGAAGGACGGACCCAGCCCTGAGCTTATCAAGCTGCGCAAGGACTTCGAGAAATCCCAGAAGGACGGGATCGCCGCGACTGAAAGAGCCACGGCAATAGAGGCGAAGGCCGGTCGGAAGACCATCCGGGCTAAACTGCTTACCAGCGATTTCGGTAAGAAGGTGTTGAGTGCGGAGTACGTGGCAGAGAGTCTCATCAACAACGGTCTCGTCGCCCTGGAGGATGACGACGTCGTAGTATTCAAGGATGGTGACAACATCATCGATTTCGAGACAGGGTGTAAGAAGTTCTACGAAGCACATCCTGAGACGATTAAGAACACACAAGCTCCCGGAGGGCGAAGCACGTCGCAGAATACAACGGCGACTGGCGAGTCATACACACCTGAGAAGGTTAAGCGTATGAGCCAGGAAGACATCGCCGCCAATCTCCCGGCTATAAGGGCAGACCTTAAGGCTCAGGGAACCACCTAAGGAGCTTTACATGTCAGTTGACAACTTCATCCCCCAACTATGGTCTGCAGAAGTGTTCGTTGCGAACCGGAAGCAGCAGGTATACGCGAACATTACCAACCGTGTGTACGAATCGCAGCTCGCCGCAGGCGGGGACCGGGTCAAGATCAACCAAATCGGTGCGGTCTCGATCAGCGATTACGACAAGAATTCCACGACCCTGACGTACGACCAGCTCGAATCGGCTGCGAAGTACCTGCCGATCGACCAGTCGAAGAGCTTCAGCATCTACATTGAAGACATCGACAAGGCCCAGGCGAACGTCGACCTCATGACCGCCGCATCCTCAGAGGCTGCGTACGGTTTCAGTGACGTTGCCGACCAGTACATCGCTGGTCTGTACACAGGCGCAGGCGTTTTCGACGGACTCGGCACGACCGACACCCCGATCGAGATCAACTCAGACAACGTCCTTGAGTACATGGGTGAAGTCTCTGCTGCTCTGACGGAAGCTAACTGCGAGCCCGACGGCCGTTACATGGTCATCCCGGCGTGGTTCCAGCTCAAGCTGCGTCTCGCGAAGATCCCGCTTGAGTCAACGACCAACGCGGCCCTCATCGACGGTGCCGTGACAAGAATCATGGACTTCGACATCTTCGTGAGCAACAACGTACCGACCGATGGCGACGCCTACAAGGTGACTGCCGGAACTCTGCGTGCTATCACGTACGCAGAGCAGATCGCAGACATCGAAGCCCTCCGTCTCATCGACAAGATCGGTGACGGACTCCGTGGACAGCACGTCTACGGCGCACTGGTCGAGCGTCCGGCTAACCTGGCTGTTCTGTCCTGCAAGGCTGCAGACGAATCGTAAGCCAACCACGTAATCCCGGGAGGGTCGTAGGGCCCTCCCACTCATCCTTTGGAGGATAACAATGGCCAGAGATACAATTGACATCACAACCTGCGTTCGCAACTCTGCTGCGACTGAGACGCAAACGGTACGGGCTTCAGGCCTTACCGGTACGTCTGGGCTGAAGGTAGACAACTGCGACGTGGACGAGCGCTTTACCATCCGTGTTGAGAATACGGGGTCTGTTACAGGTCCTGTGACTATTCTCGCCGGAGACTTCGACGCTGCGGGTCAGGGCAACCTGACTGTACAGATCGGTGGAACCACAGCTCGCGTTATTGGCCCGCTTGAAGGCGCAAGGTTCAAGCAGGACGACGGCACGTTCTCAGTCGACTGGGGTGTCACAGGAACAATCGCCGCAACGAAGACTCCGTAAGGAACTTCCCGGGCGCACCACACTACCTATCAGGGGTGTAGTGCGCCCTTTGGACTTTATATGCCTCTCATAGAAGTAACAGGAGCGAAGGAAGTAGCCGCCGGTTTGACTAAGCTCATGCCTGCTATCGAAGCCGCTGCGAAGGAAGAAGCGCAGAAACAGGCTGACCTGATAGCGCAGGACGCCGCATCGAACCACAGGTTCCAGTCTCGTACCGGTACGCTTGCCAGCTCAGTAACGAAGATGGACACACCCTCGGGGGCACAGGTCTTCCTGGATAGCGCTATAGCGAAGTACGCTGAGCCTATTCACGACGGCTTTGGGTCCTGGGCAGCGGATCCATTCCTCGAGCAGGCGGCATCACGTAGGGAAGAAGAGACGTACAGAGCGATAGAGGAAGCCATCGACGACGTTATCGTGCGTTCAGGATTCGCAGATTAAGGAGCACCCATGTCATACATCACCGTCGCCGACTTAGACAACAAGGGTATCGTCGGGAACACCAACCTCACGAACTACATCAAAGAGGCCGACAAGGAGATCGAGGACCTGGCTGAGCAGCTGGGTGTAAGAGACCCCGATAACATCGAGACGGACCCGATCCACAACAAGCTCAGACGGTTTGGTGTGGTCTTCATTTACATGCGTATCTGTGAGAACCTGTACGGTCTCAACAACTCCGGACCGACCGCCGAAAACAAGTACTTCGTGGGCTGGAACATGAACCGCGATTTGTACAAAGAGGTGAAGGGCCAGATCAGCAAAGAGATGATAACCGGCTCTGTAGACGAGACACGAGACCGTGCGAACAACATGACGGCAATCATCTTCCCGGGATAACCATGAATGAGCACACTATGAGAGAGATCATCGAGACCGAGAAGAAGGACTGTAAGAGTAGGTTCATTAGCTGGCGGACAGTAGTGATCGGCGGCTTCATACTCGTAGGCAGCGTCTTCGGGTGGAGCCTGCACGTCGAGGGTACACAGGCAAAGCAGACAGAGCAGATCAAGGGCAATACGAAGCAGATCACCGAGATGAAGGCGA